AGTATGTTGTAATACTGTTGCCCAAGGTAAATTTTCTGTTGGTAAATTTGAAACTGATGAACCTGCAGGATTGGTATAATAATTGATTATACGTACTCTGACCCTATTACAATTCATCGGATCTTCATTAGATTCTACTTCACCAATCCACCAATAAAATCCATCCTTTCCAGCAAAAGATGTATTCTGCTCATTTATAATACCATCAACTGTAGCTAAGCTCATTTGTCCGAGAAGGTTTAAATTTATTTATGCAGGTCTACTATAGATCTCATCATGATACATCTCCATGTAAATCAATGGGGGAAAATCAGGATCTATATTATTAACTATTAATTTAGAAAGAGGATGATAACGACCTGACTTGTCATCATACAACATAACCTCAGAGTCTAATTCAGATTCTTTAAGAAGACCTATCTTATCTCTGAGTTCTCTATAATTCATTTAATTACCTCGTTTAAATTTATATAGTGAATCTCCACCAAAGATCTTATTACCTTCAGCATCTTCACCTCGGTCTCTACTATTAAGACCATCTCCAGTTAAATGAATCTCAGCAATAAGTTTAGCACCTCTGACAATACACTTATCTTCCGATAAGAGTTTCCCATGCCAACCATTATCACTTCTTTTAAAGATCATATCACAAGATTCACATCTTGTCCACTCAAGATCATAATTCTCAACAATTACTTCAGTATCAGATATCTCTACAATTTTATGATTTCTTTGTCTATAAGGTTTATTGGGTCCATCTCTTCTATAATAGTTCTTAGATCTATACCCACCATCAATCTCTTCCCACGAAACACACAGTTGAGCATATACCGTAGGATTTGATTGTGCCTGTCTTATATTATTATAATTTCCTAAAAGATATTCTTCAAAATCACTCGTCATACACTCTACATTCAAAAGCATCAGGATGATTGTCACAATAGACTTCTAAATGCGAATCTTCATGCCTTGTATGGTAATCATTAATCTTAGCATCATTAGAATCTACCACATCACCCTTGTGATATTCATCATACTCTGCATGGACATCTTTTAGATCTGCCTCAGTATACTCCAACATACCATGATTAATATGCTCTTTATGGTCTTTGGGATCAAGATAAACTTCATGATCTAAATCGTGTTGTTTTTCGGTCATAATTAAAAGTGTATCTGCTTAATTATTTAGATATTATACCATTAGGTTGGGTTTTGTGGTATAGAATCTCTGTAAACCAACATTTCTGTATCCATACTCTTTCCATCATACTTATGTCTAACTGCTGCAATAACATATCTACCACTATACTTTTTATCTCTTACCATCTTATCACCCTTTAGTTTCGTTGCAGGGATATTGATATCTACACCATATCCAGCATATAGATCTACATTTCCAGGAACAGTTACTAATAACTGAAGATTCTTAAGTGACTGCACTCTTAAATGCTGATAAGCAGTCATTGGTGCTGTATTATTATAAACCTTAGTATCTTCCCTTTTCCCCATTTGATCAAATATTCTATTAGGTTTTAAAACATACTTAATTCGTCTTGGATGTAAAACCATTCCCTTAGTGGCACTTCCATATGATTCTACTGGATTAGATCCACCTCTAATATGAGACATCTTAGACCACTCATCTGATATAGTAGTTACATATGTTGGTCCTGCAGTGTTATGCTCTGGTGATACCTCGGAGTTTGGAATAGAAATTGGATCTAAAGCAACTACATTAACTGCCCACGCACCATTTCTCATTCCACGCAGATAGTTAGTTTCTTCTGGAAATACTATTGTCTTAATTCTTAAATGATCATTTCCTATATCATCACTTTGTTTAGGTTCATAACTATACCGATATAACCTTGCTATACCTTGTGTTGTATCAGTCTCAGTATCATAATCTTGATTATTAACATCCTCAATTATTTTATCAATAGATTTAAAATGGAATCCGAAAGTATTTTCCCAGAATAAGTATCCATTTTGGTTATCACCTCTAACAGATCTTTGTCCTATCCAATAAATTGTATCAAATGCTCTCCAATTACAAGCAATAAACTTATGATCATTATTAGAATCTTCAACATAAACCTTCTTCTTAGTTAATTTTGCACTACCTCCATCTGGTTGACCTTGCATACCACCCTTACCTAAAAGATAAGTAACTAAATCTTTTGCTGTATTTGAAGCAGAATCTTTAAATATTACCTCAGATGCACCAAATATATTAGTACATTCATTAAGTAAAAACTCATAACTTACAGCTTTTACCATATATGCCTCTGCATTACCAGATCTTGCTCTACTATCAATAGAGTATGTAACAAGAGACCATGCTTTAGTTCCTGTAGATGTATCAATTCTAATTATCCATTCTTCACTACCAGTAAAGGTATTAATTAATCCTGCACTATCTTGTAGAACAATTTCTGCAGAAATACCTGCACTATCAATACCTTCAACAATATTACATGCCATAACAAAATCTTCTAAACTGTTTGCACCATCAGAGTTTTGCAAATATTGTCCATCTCTTCTAATTTTAAGAGAAAAACTTACGTCACTAGCACTTTGTCTTGTTATTGGCATCAGTTAAACACCTTTAGAGGATTGTTTCCAGAATTCAATGCAGCAATTAAATCCTTTGTATGTGTATTACCAGTTGGCAACACAGTTGGTTTTTTACTCTTTGCTGCATTCTCTGCTCCAGCAGTATCTGCTGCATGTTTAGCAGCAATTGCTTTAACCTTTTCATTAGCAGCTAAAGCGAGTTGTTGTACCTGTTGAATCATAGTAAGTTGTGCTTGTTTCTTTTCTGTCTTTGCAGTATCAACCTTTTGCTTCTCATCCGTTATATTCTTCGTGCTAGCCATTGATCCAGATGAACTATCCGCATTAACTAATTGCTCTTTAAAGCTACTAGGAGTAAATGCTTCAGAAAAAGCAGTTGATAAAGCACTAACTTTCTCCTTTACAGATTTATCATCACCTGAGAAAGCATCCTTAAATGATCCAAATAGTTGCTTCATTGCTTCTACTGGATTTTTAGATAAATCAGATTTAATTTCAGTTTTAATAGGTTGTCCAGTGACCCTATTCATAGCCTTATACATCTCATCTGGTGTAATAAGTGCCTTATTGTTTCCTTCACCAGCATAATAACTTTCACCTAGAACAACTTCACGGACATGACCTTGCATCGCTCTAGGAACAGGAATTGCTGCCCATACCCTAGACAATCTTTCCATAGCCTTAGCAGGATTATCTTTCATCAATTCAGGAGTTACTTTTGCTTGTCCATTACCAATTAAATGCTCTGCAATCTTTGTTTGATTTTTTCTATCATATAGATCTTTGTTGGGATCCAATCCAACTGCCTTTGCTCTCTCAACTATGAATTGTGGTAGATTTTGATACATTCCAACAGCACCTGTTGCCTTAGAAGCAACATCAGATATTGTCATTTTAGAAGCACCTTCAAGTTTTGTATTAGGAGCCATTGCATCCCATCCACCAGGACCAGCCTCATGTTTACCAATAAGATCTAATACAGGTTGGTATACAGATCCACCCTCAGAAAAACCTGGATTTAAATTACCACCAAAGAAAGTGTCCATATTAAATCCCATATTCTGACCTTCAGTCATTCTTTGACCCATCAAATTAGGATTCTTTCTCGTTGCTGGTGTATCAACAGGAACTACAAATCCACCACCTGCTTTTTGTGCAACATATTCTGTGCCATGACCAATAAATGAAGTAGTTTTACCACCATCTAATGATACTGGGTATCCAGTCATTGGACCTTGAATCCATCCACCTTTTGCCATTTTAGGTGGATCAGCACCACCACCATCAGCAGCAGCTTCTTCCTCAAGATCACCTTTAGTCATTTGATTGTAAATTAACAATCCACCACCTATAAGAAGTCCAGCTGCACCTGCTCGTTTCAATGCATTTTTCAATTTCTTTTTACTCCCTGTCAAAGTTTTAATTAATAATTTAAATACTGCACCCATATCATCTAATATCTTTAATGGATTTGTTAACCATCTAATTGCAATGAACAAACCTGCAAAGTCAACAAGTCCTTTAACAAAGCTACCAAGTTTTTCCCACCAATTCTTAGAAGGATCAAAAAAGTCATATAAATTATCAATTAACCCAACTATCCTATCACCAAGAAAAGTTGCTACTCCTTTAAAAAACTTTCCTAAAACTTCTATTGTCTTTTTTATCTTCTCAGTATTTTTAGGATCACTTAACCATTTCATAACAGGTTGAGCAAGAGCCAATACCATAAAATCTTTAAACAGATTAAATATTGCTTCTAAGAATCCAGGCATCTTTGGACCTTCTAATTCTTCAACCTCTACAATTTCATCGTCATCATCAGTTTGGGGTTTTGTAAATTGTGCTGCAAACCCAGTATCCACATCACCACTTATACTCTCAAATACACGCCTTTGTGTCTCAACAAAATCCTTAAGAACATTTCCAATTGAATTTATAGTTGATCCTTGATTATTAGTTGCTTGTATATTTTTATTCAGAGCTTCAACAAGATTTTTCTGTGCTTTATCACCTGTACGAGCTTTTTCAGGTTTTACAAACTTGTAAAAATCTATCTTTGCTGGTTTTTTAGCGACTATTTTTGGCATTACTTACTAAGCAAAGGTGAAGTTCTTGCTACAATTACTTCTGCAGAAGTATTTATTGGCATCGCAACAGGTACTGCTTCTGCAAACGCAATTGGAATTGGAACAGCAACAGATTCAACCTCATTAGACATCATAGCAAACTCTGCAGAGAATGAAGGAATAGTTTTCTTATCTACTCTCTTAAATGGTGATGCTGGAGAAACTCCACCAACAGAAGTAGGATTTAAGAATGATGGTGAAGGTTGACCGTAATTACTATCAGATCCTATCAAACCACCCATTGACTTCAGCTCAAGATTTTTCAAGTCGTCTTGTTTTTCTAATTGACCTTTTTCACCCTTTTCACCACCAGTAAGCATACTAATAATTTGTCCCAAATCAGGCAATTTACTTATAACACTCTCTATCTTACCTTTAGCAGCAGTTGCACCAGGTATTAAATCTATCAAACCTTCTTCTGCTCCCATTACAGTCTCAGGAAACATATCTCTACCAAACATGTAAGCATCAAGTGCTAAAGAACCTGGCCACATACCAGCAATATCTAATGCTCCAGATACTGACTCAATTATACCTCCAACCAAATCTCCACTAGCAAACCTATCATATGCAAAAAGTACATTAATAAGACCACCAACCCAAGGTAATGCCTTAGCACCCATTTTCTTAGCAATACTTGCAGCACCATCAAGAGATTGAAGACCTATTTTCTTAAGTAACTTCTCTAAACCAGGAATCTTCATTAGATTCTTCATTAATGAATCTTTCAAAGCTAAAATAGGTTTTAAAGCTGGTTCTAAAAACTCCATAAGAGGAGCCATTATCTTTTTACTAACACCATCTTGCACATTCTTAGCTTGTTTTCCAAACCAATCCATTGCACCTTTTGTGGCATTATCATATGAATTTCTCAAACTCTGACCAAAATTGGCCAATTTTTTCATATTATCATTAAATCCTTTAACAGCCCAATCACCAACATCATCAATAAGGTCACCAGCAGCAGTTGTTATTTTATTCCACCAACCACTTTTAGGTTTTACACCTTTAATCTTTCTTGCTGCAGTAAGTGCATCCTTTGTATTAGCTCCAGATTGTTTTGCTTTTCTAAATGCACGTATCTGATCATCATCCAAACCTAAATCTTTAAGTTTAATTTCAAAGTCTGTTTTCGTTCGTATAGTGCCATCAGGATCAATTATCTGTTTCTTTTTTACCTGTTTAAAATTACCATCTGCATCTACTCCACCACCTTTCTTCTTTGTCTTTGTTTTTACATCATCTCCATCTGGTCCTTTAAAGGGGTTTATATCTCCCAACAGACCAGCAAGCCAAACAATATCACCAATTAATGAGAATGGGTTTAATAGATACTTTATTCCTGCAAGACCTACTAATAATTCACCAAAACCCTTTATCCTTTGCCAAAAAGTCGCTTCTGGATCCATTAAAGTAGTAAGTCCTTCAAGAACATTATTAGCAAAACCTCCCATCCATTTAGCTAAAGTGCCAAATACTACACCTGCCTTTTCAACAGTAGATTTAAGTTTCTCACTATTAGCAGGATCTGCAATCCATTGAAGAACATCTTGAGCTATAATTAATGTAACAATCTCCTTTAAAAAATTAGCAAGTGGTGCAATGGTCTTGCTAAGCCAATCCATAAACGGATTTTCTATTTCTTCTATCTCTTCTTCATCATCATCCGTAGGTTTAGGATCAGCAGATGTAGTTGCTCCAGGTTTCTTACCTTCCTGTTTATCTTCTGATGCCTGATCTCTTTGCCTTCTTAATTTCTTCTTCTTTTGCTTTTTTTGTTCATTCAAGAACTTCAGATATGAATTATTACCCGATACAATAACTTCTAATGTTGCTCCAATCCCCTCTACAGTTTTTCCAATCCTATTTTGAGCAACTAAAAGGTTACCTGAAGCTTTAGTCTCAGGAGCAGCATCAGCTGCCACAACTGGACTCACAAATTTATATGATACTATTTTAGCCACTAACTTGTTGCTCCTTGTAACGTCTTTCCTCTTCCTTTAGGAATGTTATCAACATATTAACGTAAATTTCCTTCTCCCAAGGCATCAAGTTTTCAATATATTCAATATTCCACTTGTGGTGGTGCATTAATGCAAAGTTAGCCTCATAATAAGTTCTTAAATTATTGTGTAGAAGGGCTACCCGAAAAAACTGGTTAATCCCTCAAGCACAACTTCAGATTTCACCTTTGTTTTGGGATTGGTCACTTCAATGGTGTGTGATAATTTAGGCATTGTTTCAAAGAAGGTTTGAACCATTTGAAACTGCTTAGTATTCATATCACCAAAGAATTCCAATAATTCCTTCTTTGGTTGATCCTTGCATGGATAAACTTGCTGAGAATCAGCAATACTTTCAGCACAACCTGCTGCAAGTTCAAATATCTGATCCATATCATTTGATCCTTCACCTATGAAGTTTGATTTAACAAACATATCTAAACTAGGATATCCCATCGTTAATATAACATCATCACTCAATTTAAGAGTTTTGGTATGTTTTGGATCTTTTTTAACTTCAATTTCATCTAATGGAATTGAAACTTTCACTTCAGTTTCATTATCATCAGGACATGTAACAGACACATCCACATTCTCACCAACAGATCTGGTGCGAATTTTCAAGAAAAGAAATTCAATATCGAATGTAGATAAACTATTTACACTCTTCATATTAGTGCATGATAAAAGAATGTTCTTAACTGCATTAATAAGATCTTTTTGCTCACCTGTTTCCATTGCAAGAAATAGAAGTTTTTCTTCTTTTACTAGAAATGGTCTATATTTAACAGTTTTACCAGACGAAGGTAATTTTAAATGATATTCAGGTACATTTAGCTTTGGTAATGCCATATAAAGTTCAATTCAGTAATTATATTTAGGAGTTATTCTGATCTTGTTGTAAATCAGCTGCAACACCAGTTTCACCTGTTACGAGATAAGATCTACCTAAGTTGTCAATAGTGTCAGCACCATAGAATCTATATCTCTCATAGAAGAATCCAATATCAAGTTTTAATAAAGATGCTTGCTCATTATTCAATGCCATTGTTCCAATATTCATTGGGAATGCATTTCTTATATCATATATACCAACTAACTGATCATCCCTATATCTTTCAACGTCAGATATCTTAACTCCAATCCTTCTCAAGAAAGCTTTAACCGCATCAGGTAGTGTTATCTTTTCTCCTCCACCTCTCTCCCATTTGAAAATATAAAGATGAGGGCAAGTATA